TATCCCAACAACAAAATCATTCTAAAAGGTGGAGTGTTTTCCAGCCTAATAGATATAAATATGCTCGACCCCGACACTGCCGCTCTGGTTCGGGAGTTGCTTGCGGCACAGGAGGAGAAATGACCTGCCCTAAATGTGGTGACAAGGTAGACATGAATGCCGGACACGTCTGCATTGAGGCCATCAACCAAACAAAAAGCCGTGGAGGAACCCAGATTATGAAACAATGCCCTGAATGCCGGGCGTTTTACCCGGAAGAACACCTCATGTGTCCGCCCTGTGGCGTAGCGCTGATAAGCAACGAAGCCTCATCCGAAGATGCCGATGATGGGGTGTTTGCCCCTTCGAGCATGTACAGCGTCAGGTACATGGGCAAGGACATCATCACGTCCGTGTATCACGAACGGGAGAAAGAGGATTACAACCGCATCCCACGTACCTACGTGGAAATCAAAGACGCCCAGAATCCACAGCGCTGCATCCGCATACCCATGACCGGGAATCACAAAATAGAAGCACGAGACGCCTTGATTGGCTTTATGGGAGAGGCATATTTCCACTACCTGTTCCCAGACCTCTATGAGGCGTCATTTCACGAGTTCATCTACTTCGTCCTGACCAAAACATGGTAAGGAGGATATCCCAAATGGCAAAATTCAAACGAGGTGACGTGGTTCGGCTGATAGACAACGAGGCGAACCGCAAGGAATGTTGCCCGGAGACCATGATAATGCAGTTCTTGGTGCTGATACCGGAAATGAAGGCGGAGAATTATGAGGGGGAGGTATTCTTGGCCTTGGAAGACATGGTCGCGGAATACTCATTACCGCCAGAGGCTCTGGAGGACGTACCTCCAGCACTCTCCCGGTGGCCAGACACAGAAAAAAAAAGACAAAGCCTTGCCAAAAATCTGTTGAAAGCGTGTGTGCAATGGTGTAATGAGCACCACGTAGTTCCCCCGAGTTAAAAGAAGAGGGCGGGAATAATCCCGCCCTTCTTCTCGCTGTTGGGGGTCAGCGGGGTCTGGCTGTTCTGGAGGGTAGCGTGAGGGGTTAAATCACGAATATCACCCTATAGTTTGTTGGTGTCAAGCTGAAACGTGTCAAGCTGAAACGAGGGCAGGATGGTCAGAGGGTAGTCAAGTCCCTTATTGCTGGATAGTCCGGCGGAAAATCAAGCTTGGTGGTCTTCAGGTCTGCATGGGTACACACCTGCATGCCCGGCCAGCGGGAGCAGATATCATCCACGAGGATGGGGGCTATTTCTTCCTGCTCCGGGGTCAGCTTATGCCAGTACTGGAACCCACGGAACTTCTTCAGGCGGATAACCTGAGGCCACGGGATTATCGTTTTCCAGTTGTTTGGCCACGCATAGAGGGCATTCCATTTGCGTTTCAGGTGTCCCCAACACACGAACTCAATACCAATGGAGCGCTTGGCGTCCCGGAGCCCTGTCCCTGTGTGGTAGGCCCAGTATTCTTCCGGGAAAAACTGATAGACACCCCCGTCCCTGTCCACCATATAGTGGACATTCACGTAGTCACGGATGCCAAGTGAGGCAATGGCGCCGCCCAGAGTGCCTCCGGCTGTATAGTGGAGGACAAGCAGGTTCTTGTGGGTCTTCTCGGCCACATAGTCCTGCGATGGGTATTGCATGATGTTCATTTGTTCTTTAACTGCTCCTTCAGGCCGATAAGCATGGCCTTAATTTCGGCAAGTTGCGCCCCTATCTCGAGTGCGTCATACGCATCCATGCGCCGGGAGAATTCCCCCATGCATTGCTTAAAAAGGTCAAGCCGCACGAAGTTGTCGTTCCGGTCTTTCAATGCCTTTTCCAACTCGTTTTCACCCCATTCCTTGAGCCCGTGTATCTCTTTCGTGTGCTTCTCCACATCTTGGAGCAAGCGGGCGATGATGTTCTTGTACACGCCATAGCCCACGGCCGCGGCAACGAGGGCGGAGAGTATCGTCCATGGAGACGGCCACAGGCTCCAATCCATCAGAACGTCCACCCAATCCAACCCCACAGCCACGGCAACGTGGTGAACATGAATCCGGCAACGCTGGCCACGATATCCAGCAGGGAATCGAGCCATTTGTTTTTCCAATACTCAAGGGGCGTCTTGACTCCACGAGCTTGGTTGAGTTCGATGAGCAGGGACAGCATTGCAACCACGGCAAACGCCCAGTACCAGAGGAAAAACTCCTGCACCGTGCCGAGCCCGGTCTTCCAGATGAAGCTGTGTATCCCGGCGAAGGGAATTCCCACAATGCCCCACGCAACGAAATGCTTCCATTGATTCCGGGGCTTGTGCGGCTCGAGCCAGTCACCTGCCTGACCCATGAGCCATGCGATGAATTTCTTCCAGAGTGCTTTCATTAGGTTCTCCTTAAACATATTTTACACATTACTGCTGGTTGCGAGGTGGTGGGTAGCACCCGGGAAATGCTGATGTGGGCTCCGAAAGGCGTCCCATCCGGGCACAGGAATGGCTTATAGGCGCTTTCCGTGGTCAGCGGGTCGAAGCCATTGGCCTCGGTCAGGTTGTCGTAGGCAACCCCCACCCCGTCCTTGACTACCAGCGCATACACTCCGCCATTGTAATGGCAGAGGTAGCACATCGCCAGCCCATCGGCAGACTTGATGGTGACCACCTCATTACCGCCCAACTTGATTTGCTGTGAGACAGCGGCCTCTTTCACGCTGATTTCCGGCACGTCCACGTATCCGGTCGATGTTCCCACCAGATGCGAGTAATTCATCACCACCCGCTCTCCCGGATAGATGGCCGGGATTACGATTGTCTGGACGGCGTCCGGGGTGCAGTTGTGGGCAATGACTATGGGGTCATGCCCGTCCCACGTCAGGGTCACGTCTATCTTCTTGATTCCAGAGGGTACTTCAACCTCCCCCACCAAAGCGCCATTGGGAACATTGTCGATATGCCAGAAATACTCGAGGGTAGTGAATGATATGGGCTCACTCCATGCCGTCCAAAACATGCCGTCCGTCCTGCGCATGCGCAAATAATATGTGGTTCCCATTGTTAGCCCCGTGATGGTGTGTGAACCCAAAGACAGGCCATAGGAACATCGGCGCCCCGGATAGACGCCGGAAAAATCATCTGTGGTATCACACTCTATATCACAAAGCGTCCCTTCAATACCTTCCCATTCCACCAAGGCGGTAGTATCGGTCATTTCTTCATCGTTTATAGACGGAGCAGGAAGAACGGGCTGTGCGGGCAGTTCATCAATAGTGATATTCACCGTGGCCGTTGGGATACCGTCAGGGAAAGTCCACTCCACAAACTCCACCGTAACGCCAAAAGGTTCGCCATCATACGACAGGCGGCAGTGTTCTATGTCGTTAATATCTAACAATACAAGTTTTTTATTGAGTTCATCAACGTCTGGGGTGGTGGCCTTACTCCGGAAAGCTTGGCTTCCGATATTGCCATATTGCCAGTATTCGGTCATAGTGTCAACCGTATAGGTGCGTACTTTGCCGGAATAGTTACTATATCCGCCATCATCTCTCAGCCACACATGCGCATATACGCCCTTCCAGTTACTGCCGCTCCCGCCATACTCCGTTTCGCCCTCTATGGACAGGGGATAAAAAACATTAAGAAAAACTACCTGAGCGGGATTATATGGAGACTGTATGGCAATTACATCCCATTTCTCCACCATGTTTTGTATCTGATATTCTCCAGAGGCAGAAACCACCCGCAACAAGTCCGCCAGCCCCAAAGATGCGGCAATTAAAGGGTGCATTACCCCCGGGCGCATAGTGCTTGCAAAGTGAGAAATGCCAGCGCATGGATTAGTGCCCCATGGCGGAGAGGGTAGAAACGGAGCTTCAACATATGTGTCGGGGACAAACCCCGACACGAAATCGGCAATCTCTACCATACAAGCGGAGTTTTGATGAGTATAGTTTCTATGCAGAGGCATAACCCAAGGTGTCTCCAACCGTTTTATGGCGGATATATATTCATAGCACAAATGTATATATTCGTGCATGTGAGTGTACACCTCTTCCAGCCCCCCTAATTGAAATGGCATTCTGATAAGTTCCCGGTCTCCAACTGTGATTGGTGCACTCAAAAACTTTAGTGTGGCATAATCCCTCAAATCGTAGTAGTAAGTGCCAGCGGCATAAGCCTCTGGAGTATGAAAGATGACAAAATCAAAACTCCCGCTGATGTTGTTGTCATACTGCAATGATGAGTCAAGATAAGCGGCAAATGTTGGGTCGGCTATGATGCGGTCAATAAAAGGCCCCATTCTGTTATTTGCGGCATACATATTTGTGCCATCCCAACCAGAGCTGTTTATAGGGCTGAAAGCGTATTTGGGTTTGTCTGAGCGGTAGTATCCATACGTTTCTTCGGCCACCCATGGGGTAATAATTCCGGTGTCGGGGTCTAACCCTATGTGGATAACCTCCATGGGATGGCGTTCCCCAAATAATAGTTTTGCAAGGACAGGAAGCGATGGGTAAATGGAAGACCCGTCATAGTTTTCGTAACCATTGGCGACCCATTCATCCACGGTTTGACCAAGACACTTCATGTTGTGGTCATAAGCATACTGAGCGGTATCTCGTCCCACCCACGTTCCCTCACCGCTAAGTGGCATCAAAACATCGTCCATCCCGCTATTGCTGTACGCATACTCCGTTCCGGGCGCTTCCGAAGCAATCAAAACAGTCTGCCAAGCCGTTATGAATGCCCTCACATCGGGATGTTTTACCGTGTTAGAAGAGCATATCTGTGTTCCAGAATAGGTCTGGATGCCATTGATAGCATACCCAAAAAAAGTATACAACAAATGCTTTGAACCGGGAATAATCAAAATTTCATTTGCGGAAGGGGGGGACGTAAATGCGTCAACAAAGGTATAGGTATTCGAGCCAATGGTAATGGTGTCGCCATTGGTTATGGAATCGAAATTACTGAATGTTAGTAGTAGAGATTTATGGCTCTCGGCATGCTCGGTGTATATGATTAACACCTTGCGGGGAGAAGTGCTTTCCCAACCTATCGGAGTTCCAAATGGCTCTTGCATTTTTATTCCCACGCAAGCCGGGGATAGTCGTTATCCTCGTCAATAGTCCACTCACCCGTAAGTGCGGTGAAGTCCCACCTCAGCGCCGTGTAAGTCGCCGCTTTCCTCATGTCGGTTGTGGTATATCCATCTGCTCCGTAACTTGGGTTAGCCAAGGTTGGGTTGACGGTTTTATCCCAAACGCAGGTAGCCAAAACAGGGCCGGTAAGGGAATCGTCACTTCCAACCAGACCACCGTTTGCCGCCCCATTCGTTACTGCACCGCTCGAATAGCTGTTAATAATGTCCTCCGTTCCGGTGGAGGTGCATCCCACCAGCCCGCCGCTTGCTTCTGATGTGGTGGCCAATACATCTCCCTGAGCATAGCTGTCGGCGATAGTGCCACCGGAAGTTAAGTAGCCAATCAACCCGCCAGCGTAGCTACCCACGCCCAAGACATCACCCAAGGCGTAGCACTTGCTGACATTACCGGATGCGTAACCAAGCAGACCGCCGAAACAATCATAGCCGGAACCGCTACTGTCTGTCCCCAAGCCTGTAACCTTAACATTGGCTCCACACTCGGTGATAGTGCAGTAAACCTCCCATCCGCCCAGCCCGCCGGAGAAATATAAGCCCTCGACCGTGCCGGAGACCACACACCCGCTAATCGTGCTGGCCACACCGTTCCCGACAAGCAGTCCCGCCACGGAAACAGAGGTGACGGCGCCATCCTCAATTTCAAGGTCGGTTATCGTGGCGCCGTATATTTCGCCAAACAGCCCGGCTCCCCCGGTTGCGGGTGCAGAGACCAGCCCGGTGATTTTGTAGCCACCGCCGTTATAGGTTCCGGTGAACTCATCACCACTTTCGCCAATAGGAACCCAGTTCGTGTAGGCGGAGAGGTCGATGTCGGCCACTTGCTCGTGGTCGGCGTCCAGATGGTCACGTACGGCGTCAAGCTGTTGGGGGAGGAGAATATAGTAGGGTAGCCCAGCCGCAATGTCACCATCGCAGATGTAGCCCGTAAGGGATAGTTCCTCGGAGGCAATACCCACGGAAATAGATAAGGCTCCGGCATAAGCGTCCACAACGGTTTCTTTCAGGCGAACCCAAATGGTGACGCCGCTATCCGAGCAATCCAACGACAATGCATCTTCCCAATGAACCCCTTCGTCAGAACTAACCTTCCAGCCAGACGGGGGAACTACCTTGACCAGTTCTTCGGTGTTGATTGTTTTGAGCTTGATGGCCTGAATACCTGTGTTCGTTTCACAGAGGTCGGGGGTATCGCCCTCATACACCACGAACGGGAGCAACCTCTCCGTTACAGTCAGGACTGGCAGTCCGTCTCCGGCGGCCATGAATCCGCCGCCCTTTACCGTCCCATCGTCATCATAGAGGGTGGTATGTTTGTACCATTGGGTCGTGGCGCCGGGGATAATGCGTGAGAACGTGTCTTCGGTACTTCCGTTACCATCTATGATTTTTCGCTCAATCGTCCCGGCTGTGCCGTCAGCCCATTGTATCTCGGCAGAGACGAGGTTGGGTGGGGTTTCTTCATCATAGACGGCTGTGCCCAGCACGATGGAATAGGCTCCAGACATGACCATGGTCATCACAAAGGCGGGGTTGTCGGTGAGTAAGTCGCTGGCCTTGACCACCCTGCCCACGTTATTATCCGTGTCCCACACGGGAACCAAATGCACCTTTTTTAGAGGCCGGGTGGGGATGGAACTGGAACCCAGTTTCCCGGCGTCCCCGGCATCGTTGTATCGGTCTAAAATTGTCTTGGGCATTTCAATCTCCTTAAAAGTCAACGCCTAAGCGGAGACCATAGGTAAGTCTGGTGTCAGCAAACACCCCAACTCGGAACTTGTCAACTATTTTTATGCCCGCACCCAAGGAAACATACTCAGGGTCAACATCGGCAAGGCCGCTAAAGCCCACCGACATGTCCGCTGTGAAAGCGATTGCGGGTCTCGGGATGTGCTCGGTTTTTTCTATGATTTTTTCCACGTAGATGGAGTCATTAAAGCTGGTCACGTCAGCCCTGATGTCGAACAGATTGAATCTTTCGTCATACTCGATGTCCAAATCCACTATCGCCCGTTCCCGCTCGATACGCTCCGTGTGGTATGCCATCTCGTACATGGTGTTGTCGATGAATACTGTGTCAATACGGGCGGGGAGGTTTTCCCGGATGATTTTGGTAACCACCGGGAGGGTGGAGGTGGTACTATTTACGGTCTCGGTAATCACAGGAGGAGGGATAGGTCTTCGAGCCAGATAGTACACCCCCACCAAAGCACCGATGGCACAAATGGTAATGAGTATGTAGAAGATGTACTTTACTGTGTTGCTCATCGTTGGGGCTTGTTCGGGTCTTTGCTCAGGGCGTTGCCGACATTGTAAAATCCGCAGATACTGGACACCAAGGGAAACCAAATCGTGGGCTCGATGATGTCCCGGAACGAGAAGTAGTGGGCGAGGTTGATGATAACGAACGCCACGAGAAAGTCCAAGGTGAATATCGCTGATATCCGCCACCAGAGGTCGATGAAGAACTGCTTCAGGACGTCCAGCCAACTGCTGAACTTGCGCTTCTCCTGCTTGCCCCGGGTGCGTTTCTGGATGGTTTCGGCGGCGATAAAGGAAAGAGCCGTCACGGTCATTGCCCACAGCCAATGCTGGCCGTGGATGTGTTGTTTAAGCATCAGCAGGGTGGCGAACACCGCCACGTCTATGCTGAGGATTACCTTGCGGGCAAAGATTCTTGTTGCGTCCATGTTGTTCTCCTTTAGAATAAGTCTACCACGATAACGACAGCCGCTACGCAGCCGACCGCCAAGTGTTTGATCGTGTTTGTCAGTTTCATTTATCCTCCCGGATATATTGTGACAGCCCCGCAATGATGAGGGCGAGTAGAAAGATGCTCCATAGTATCATTCATCTTGTTCCAATAGTTCGGGGTTGAGCAGCGTCAGTCCGCGAGCGTCTATCCACGCCTGCATGTTGCTTTTCTGATTGAATGCCCGCACCTCTATGGCGTCGTTGGCTGTCCCCACACCGGAGTTGCCATTGATGGCCATGCAAGTTTTATCATCGTGGTTTATCACGAGACCCCAGCCCAATACTTCAAATTTTCTGTTCTGTCCCATATTACGTCCCTAATGTTAATGTATAGCCGAGTGTGGTGGTCATGGCATAGTATCCGCTGTCCGTATCCGTCTCGCCGTATCCTGCGGCGTTGAGTTCGGCTATTGTGGGTGTGTTTTTCAGTATCAGCGTTGCGGTTCCAGCATTCGACACAGAGGCGAGACCGAGCAGCCATGTATTGAATTGAGCAGGGGTTGGTGCCTCAGCCACGCAGTCGATGGCCATAGTAGCGGCTGTCCATGTGTGTTTTGTGGCGGGGTCGAAGGTCTGTTCTGTCCACGGATAGTCGTAGGTTGAGCCACCAACTATTCTGAAGCTTGACAGCGTTCTGCCAAGCGCCGGAGGAACGCCATCAATGGATGTTCCGGTGTCCTCGAGGTAGAGAGTGTACAAATTCATCCCTGTAATAGTTCCTGTGATGGATGTGCCGGTGTCCTTGAGGAAGAGAGTGTTTAACGGCATCCCTGTAATGATGCCCGTGATGGCTGTGCCTGTGTCGTAGAGGTAGAGATAGGTTATCTTCATCCCTGTAATGCTGCCAGTGATGCTGTCACCTGTGCCAAGGAGATATAGGTATGTTATCGACATACCGTTGATGCTGCCGGTGATGGATGTGCCTGTGTTGTAGAGGTAGAGATAGGTAATGTTCTCTGGATTGGGGAATGTCAGCGTTCCGCCTATGCCGTTGCCGCGGAAATAGACATACCTATCGGTATCGCCAGCCGGGATTTCCACGCTCGTGCCCCAGGTTCCGCCGGAAGTCCGCTTTATCTCCGCCCCACCAGCCGCGGTGAGAGTCTGACCAGTTGTGGCGCATCGGATGCGGACGTATTTCGTTCCATCTGCGGTGGAAGCTATCGTCCATACGGCAGGAGTCGCACCGCCTCCGCTATTCTGCATCGCGCCCAGCCCCATCCCCATGCGCATCCCAATCATAAGTCCACCCCCAGCGTAATGCCATAAGTGCGGTCTGTATCCGCTGTTATCTGTATGCTGTATTTATCCATTATTTTTACTCCTGCGCCTATCCCCAACCGCTCCGGGATAGCGTTGTCAAACTGTCTGTAGCCGAACATCAGCGAGGCGGTGGGAACTATTAAGGATTTCTTAACAGTTGGCTTTAGTTCGGGTATGGATGTTTTCATCAGTCGAAAAGGGTCACGTCGCCGGCAGCCAGGGCCACGGGTCCGCTGCTGTCTTTCAGTACATTCACGGCGGCCAGGGGGTAGATCAGACCTTTTTCGTACCAGCCAAGCACGGCAGCCGTGTCACCCTTAAGTTTCACCCACAGCATTTGGCTATCGGTATTGAGTTTGAAGGCACGGCAAGCAGTAAAGTCCTGCTTGTGGTCAGTTCCGGCAGAGGTGTAGGCGTCGCGTTGCTGGTTCCCTGCTTCCACCGAGTATTGGGTGGGCATTGTACTCATGGTTATTCTCCTTTATTTTTCTCCGGCATGTTGGCCGAAGTAGTTTTCGTATATGATTTCTTCAAGCGAAAGCCCGGTGAGGGTGCGGAGCATCATGTCCGGGACGCCCGTGATGGGATTCATCTTTACCGTCCATTTCGCAAAGGCCCTGGCCCACCCCTTGAGCGTGTGCGATTGATACCACCCAACCTCTGGAAGCATTCCGGTGGCGATTACCTTGGCCCCAAAGATGCGTTGGATGTTGCCCGCATTTGCGAGGGAACTGGCAACCCGCTTTTTCTCGAAATCCCTTATCTTGCGGTCCGCCACATCGTCTGGAATAACGTGTCTGCCGACCGTATCAATCATAAATCCTCGGATAAAGCTACTTAGAACGTTCACCAGAAATTCGGCCAGGATGTACGCAATCAAGGCTGACGCATTCTTAACCACAAGCCGCCCACCCACTACCCGGGTATAGTTTTTATGCCCCTTGAGTTTATCTTTATAGGCATCCCGCAGTTGCCGGATGGTTTTGGCCATGGCGATGGCCTCCGCCTTATCAATATTATCTGCAAGCTTCTCGGTTTGGGAAAACATTTTGTTGATGTTTGGGACGGACATGGATGCGGCCAGGGTATTCAGTATCATCAGTTTGTTGGCCTCTGTCGGCATCTCGCCCTCACCAAAAAGCAATGAATTGAACAGCCCGGCGCTCCAGTTGTTTTTCAGGGTGATGAAGGGGTTGGCCTCCACCGCCATGATATTTACCATGTTGGTAAAGAACCGCATGAACCACAACAGATTATAGATATTGTTGCCCTTTCCATAAACCAACGGGCTAAACACCGGACTCGGGTCACAATTAACTGCGGCGTTAACTATTTGCCCGGCGGCGAGGGCATTGTCCCATACTTTCACGTCATCCAGGGCGTTCTCGACCGCTTGCCACTTGGCGTCATGCTTAGTGTATGGCTTATTGGTGGCGGGATTAACCTCGCCCAAAAGCCGGAGATATTCACGCTCGAACTTACTGCTGTGCATTACGGACTGCAATATCCCGGCGGTATAGGCAAAGCCCCAGTTGGGGCGCTCGGATGCCATGAAGGGAGACTTCTCCAGAACCTTCTCGCTGATTTTGGTCAGTTTCAGGTATTTCCGGAGCAACGCCCAACTGGTTTTGTCCGGGTCAAACTGATGGTAGCGGTCGATGCTTTCCAAATAAAGGCTGTGCCCAGAGACCTTGAGAGTGTCAAGTGCCCGCCAGAGATTGGGGTGTTTGTTTTTGTTAACGTCTCCCGTGAAGTCATTGACGATGAGCTTTGTGCTTTTCCAGACAGACATGTCAACAAACTGAGACGAAAGATGGCGTTGCATAAAATTCAACATCACAATGGGAACATTCACGGAGAGCGCTCCCGCCGTGATATTGGTTCTGAGCGCCCGGATAAAATTGTCAATATCGGATGAACTTTCATGTCTGCCGATGATGTTATTCACATAGGCTTTCAGGTGAGCCTCATATCCGGTGTTGAAGTTTTGAGATATTTCCAGAGGTAACTCGTTGTTGACGTAGTGTACCGGGGCATAGTAGGCTATAAACTTGGACATGGTACTGGTGTAATTGGAAAGCAGGGAGGAAATATCTGTGTTGCGGGGGGCGACCTCACCAATGGCAGTACGTGGCATGGCGCTGGCGGGGACTCCCAAGCGGATAAGTTCTTCCATCTCCTTGGTGTAGCGTCCTTCATCATCCACCATCCTGATGTTGCGTGTATCAGGCATGCCCAGAAGCATGCGCATGAAGTAGTTCTTGGTGCGGCCTATCACTGACTCACCCATCTCTTGGTTCAGTTCGTCTATCTTGGTCAGGAAATAATCCATAAACCGTACGGACAAATCCTTGATAGCAATAAGGTCGTCAGCATTCACCTCATAGGTGTTTTTTTCTCCCGCCAACGCCTTGTCGTTATGCTGTTGCACCGCCCGGAGGATATATTCATCCTGTTTGGCCTTGACCTCCGCCCGGTCGATGGGGTTCCCCTCGCCGTCTTCGGATGGTATTTGTTCAATGGCGTCTATGATGATGCGCCCTGCTTGCTTCTGGCGCCCAAGTAGGTATTCCTGCCCCAAACTGTTGGAGTGCTTGGCATTGCTGTATATCTTCTTGATTTCCCAGACTATCTCTGACCCTTCGACCATCATCTGGTCATGCCTGTAGTTGCCCTTGGAGAAGCGGCGGATAACCTCGAGCCCCTCTTTCCCCATCGTGGCGACCAGAGAGTTGGCCGCACGACCCCATGTCTTGGCAAACTTGCTGGCTTTGGTCCGGGAGCTTGGATACGTGAATATGGCCTCCATCAAGCCCCTCAGCATGGCCTCCTCGGAGGCAGGGTCTTTGTGCCCCATGGTTTTCTGGAGATTGTCCATGATTTCCGGCAATAATTTCATAAAGTCGCTACCGAAGTAGGCTTCTCTGCTTCCCGGGTCTAAGCTGTCCAATGCCTCCATCAGTCCAAGGGTGGTCACTTCATCAAGGCGCTCGTATCCGGTGTGGGACTTCACGGCCTCGAGATATTCCCGCATCGAATCCACATCCTTGCGTGGGTCTAAGTTATAGACAAAGATTATCTGGTCACGGATGACCTCCATCATGGCCTTGCGCAAGCCATAAAGGTCTATCTTGCCACGCATGGAGTTGATGAGGGCTATCTGGTGTTTCTGAGCCTTGAGATGGTGCAACTCAATGGCCTTCTGCTCGGCGTCGATGGTCTGTTTTGTCCCGCTATCCTTGATTTGGAACACGGCATTGTACTTGGCTGGCGGCTCATTGGCGGCCACGACCTGAGCAACCCTGCCTAACACTTCGGACGGGGTCGTGCACTTCACGCCATCTACCACAACAGAGCCATCCGCAAGGCCCTCCACTTGGAATCTGGAGGTACCGCTCTTGCGGGGAATGACAACATTGTACACTCCTCCGCCAAGTGGGGTGGCTCTCATGGGGCTGGTCCCTACCGTCTTGCTGAATATCTCGACCAAGGGAGAGCCTCTGGTGTGGTTGGCAAGCACGTTGGCCTTTTCCATGCGGGCAATGGCCTTGACGTGGGCTGGGAAAACCTGCTCGAAGGTCTTTGTCTCAAAGATGTACTCATATATCTGGCGGACACGCTCCGTCAATTCAACTTGAGGCAGATTCCTTATATCCTTCCAAACCTTTCTCAATATCTTCCCCATTTCTTTGTACGAATCTTTTACCGCTCCCTCTCGGGACACCCCCTCATACAGCATGAGCATGAAGCCATCGGCGAACTGCTCCCTTGCTTCTGGCGTCCATTGAAACGGGAGCACCCCCAGCCAATCAGATATCTCCTTGTAGGCAACATAGGCTCGGGTACTGCGATGTGCCATCTTTTCCAGAACCTTTTCATAGTTATGGGCAAACTCATGCGGGACAGTACTCTCATCTGCGTCACGGGTCAAGGCCACACCCATCTTGCCATTGGAGCCAAGCTGGTAGAAAAGGCCACGGACGACCTTGCCGCCCCGTTGCCATGCGATAATGTCTTTCTGGCTCTGGGGGAATTTTCTGCACGTCACGTCAATCTCCTGGCCGTTTGACTTGACAAGGGTTATGGTCTGTACCTCAGGCTCGAAGCCAATGTCGGACACCGGGCGCTGGTCATACATAATCCGGGCACTCTTGTATAAATCCCAATTAAGTGACAGAAAATCAGCTACGTCAATCTCACTCCTGCTCCCCGCGACAAGCATGTCTGTGGCTCTGTCACCATAAATTTCCCCAAGCGTATCCTTGTACCATTGTAATGGATGGTTAAGCCGGGACTCTATTTCAGCAATATCGTCCCAGAAAAAGGAGTAGCCTATTTTGCCATACAATTCATCGTGCATCAACCGCCGGGGGTGGTCATCCTTCACAGGGGTTGTGTAATTGGCGCCGATTAAGTTAGGGTCATTCAATGACCTCGAGTCTATCATATAGACTTCTTCAAAGCCCCGGTTATACATGTCCCGGATGGCATGGCGCAGGATGGCCTTGTAGTAATCCCGGCGGATTTTGGCAAACTGCTTCCGCCAGCGCTCTATTTCCTCCGGTGGCTTGCCATCGTGTTCCATCTGGCGCAGTATCGCAAGGTCTGCGTCATGCTGAATGGTGTCGCTCTGTACCTCGGTAATGACGGCGGCCTTCTTCCCCTCTTTGTCTAAAGAGTATCTCGTTTTATCGTCAACCTGCGTCCATCCTTCCGGTGAGCCAGAACCAAGCGAGTTCCACAGCACGAAAGCATATCCGGGGGGGTGGAGGCTTTGGGCTTGGGCTTGGTATAGAGTCATCCACACGGGGCTTTCTTCCGCCCCCCCCACGAACATCGAATAAGCGTAATCCCATCCATCAAAAGTCTGGAGCCCGCCTCCGGTTTCCCTGAGAGATGGCGGGGTAAAGAACATACCCTCATTGTTGGCGTTAACCATATCCTTGATGTCGCTTAGCGCCATCCTCCTGTTCGGGTCTCCCTTAAAAGACATAAACCCTTTATCGCCAAGTAGGTCTTTTAGGATGTCCATAACCTGGGATTTATCTATTTGCTTGCCGTTACGCCCAAGAAATTTACCTGATAGAGCCTTATTCAACTCTTGATAGTTAAAATAATCCAACCCCATGTCTTGGAGTGCGAGGGCTAAGTTGGCCACCTTGTGCCGATAGGAAACCACAGCTTGGCGGGTATTTTCCTTGATGTCGTCCATGCTGATTGAGCCCGATGTTATTCCTTCGTTCAGGTCTCTCAGGCTCAGGGAGAGGTCTTCCTTCTGCAACATCTTCACAAACCGCTTATTGTATATTTCTTGGAGATATAAGGCCATTTCAACGGCGTGTGTGTCGTAGTCCCCTTGATGATTGATGATGTTGTTAATCCTATAGACACCCGTTTCGTAGAGTTCGTTTGCGGTGTCCTCGTCAGTCGCCTTAACCCACTCTACCATGCCGGGGGTAATTGCCTTTTCTATATTTATTATGCCAACAGCCTCACTTATTATTGCTTTAGCAAAGGAATATCCCCTTACTTTGAGGGCTTGGTCAATAAATGCGTTACGCTTGGCCAAAATTTCCTCTGGTACCGCCGACGCTCTATAAACGTCATAAAACGTCACGAGGGTTTTAATCACCCTTGCCGGGACTGTTTCTGGAGACAACACATCAGCCACCAGCATTGAATAAACTGCGGCACGAGAATCCGCAAGACCCGAACATAAGTTATCATTTGGCAAGTCATTGGCCATTATCCGTAGCCCAATTTCCTTGGCACGGTCAGGAGGCGGAAGTGAATCCCCCAATAAGGCAGGATATATAATAGGCGGATTCATGCCCCGGTCATCAAGGATAATTAACGCCTTACTCAAATCTTGGCTGTCTTTGTGGGCGCCAATAAAATGCAATAGCGTGGGCATATCCTCTATAGGGGTGTTAGAACACAACCACTCCGCAAACTGGGAATACCAGTTAAAGTAGCGGCTGTTCCGATATATGCCAATATCTTCGCTCCATATTTTTTCTTTATACACCTGCGCCAAGGCCGGAAAAATGCGCTCACCGTATTCATCGCTCATGTCATCGAGAAATCTGCAAAACAACGGCCCCCGATAAAGACGTCTTTCGCCTTGTCCCCCGGCAAGAATTTTGCCGAATAGTTCCACCATTTTGACTGGGTCAATTTGTTTCCCGTCTCCGTGACCATAAAACATTTTCCTTAACGTATAAGCGCCAGCCTTGTTAAGCGCATTGAACGCCTTGGCACGGTCGGTATCTACAACCCCTTCCATTTCTTCCATCGTTATAGGTGAATACTCAAGAAGACGTGATAAGAAAAGTTCTCCGGAATCTTCCGTTCCGATATATGCCAATATCTTCGCTCCATCAAGGTCTCTATCCGAGTATAGCTGCCGCTTCCATTTATCCAGAAGGTAATCACGCTGGTTTTTGGTCAGGCTTTGAAGAGACTGCCTAAACGCCCAGAAATATTCGAACACAGCATTGGGCGGAAGCGATGAAATATCCTGCCGCAGGGACAACTGTTGTTCAATCGCTGGGTTATTCTCGTTCGATAGTAGCTGTCGTTGCGTGTCGAGCGGACATGCGGATTGTCGCAACATCAAGATTGGCGAATACTCATTGGTTGGCGAAAGATTGCGCTCCATCCAGCCAAGTATTTCCGGCGGGAGTATTGAGTTACTGTCCTTCAAAAGCCGATTAAAAAAATCGGAGCGGTCGTCAGGGCTTGGGTGCTCGTTTGCCCAGTTTTTGATAAAGTCCAAAGAAGCCTGCGTTATCTCCGGTATCCAGATATAATCCCATCCATAAATCTCCGGAATTTCGTGGTTGGCAATCTGGGTAAGGTATCCACCAATCAAATCTCTTGAATATTCGGAGGCTTCTCTGTTGCGAAGGCGGTACCTGTAGGCATCCCAAAGCTGAGATAATGATGGAGGCATGTCCTTGATGTCGTTCACGCCAGCCATTTCCATGGCTTCCTTAGTATTCGCCTCCTCAGCCCAATCCCGCACGTAATTAGGGCGGGTATCGTCACCCAGTTCCATCCCGTTATCCGCCCTTTGCATTGCGGGTTCCGGGGTGGCCTCATCCGGAACTAATCGCCGCATTAGGTCATGGATATTCAGGTCGGTCACGTCTTCGTCAACCACCAGCACGGATTGGATGAGGTCGTACCAGTCGTCATCCGAGAACTTGCCATCCGGATAGAGGCGCATCATGCTCCCCGCTAAATCCATCTGGAAGTTAATGGTTGTGTCTATGTACTCCTGCTCGAACCCGAGTTTGACCATGGCGTTATTGAACAACGCCTTGCCCCGCTCAATCCCCGTAACCCCCTCGGTAGGCAATATCCTTGTCGGAGTATGCCATGTCTCTAACTCTGTTCGCCCTTCTTCTTGGGAATAAGCCGACCGGATACCTTGTTCGTATGTAGCTGTCGCATTTCGTCTGGGGACATCAGTATAAACCCGGAGTTCAATATTTCCTGTTCCAGCCTTTTGTGCGATGCCCTCAGCTTTGACAACCTCGACTGCTCGTCTTGCTGAGTCATACCAGTTTTCGTCTTTTGGCGATTCTTCATCTAAGTCTCCCATATCGTATGCGCTAAGTGTTTTACCGTCCGCTGAGAACGATGCACCACTTATACCAACCTCAGACAATTTGTCAAGTAAAACTTTTTGTTTATCAGCGGAGAGGCTGGCCTTGAGTTCGATGGTTAGCACAGGCCGGATTGTGCCATATCTTCCCTTTGTCCCAAGTTCTTCTATTTTGGTCTCGCCACGATAAGTATAGACGGTCACGGCCTGTTGGTTGAACCTGCGCCCAAGGGCGTTTAATGTCGCCACAAATTGGTTAATCTCCGCAGGGTTGGTTGAGTTCAACTCCACGCGAAACGAGGGCTCCACGTCAAATTGATTATCTCCGTATTTCCAAAGCCCGGTCTGGCGAGAGATAGTTACGGGAAGTCCCTCCATGGCCACCCGCAACACCTCTTCGGTCTGGCTCACCTCTTCCGGAGTAAGGTCTCGGTCTCGTTTGGATGAGATGTCCGCCTGAACAGCCAACTTATCAATCCTGCTGACCAGTTCTGCCGCCGGGTCACGCCGCTCGCCTGTCTGTAGCGATACTTCACCCTTCCATTTCCACACCTTGGTCTTAGGGTCTTGTTCGACCAACTTATGCAAACTGTCTATGGCTTGGAAGCGGTCTTTGATTTCCTGCATGGCGCCCTTTTCATTGGCGGCTCGCTTGAGATTCGCCCACACTTTCGGCACTTCACTCGGAGGTAGCGTTTGGTATTCGCCCACATACTTGGCAATAGGCTTCGTTGGCGGGGCGGCTGGCGTTGAGGGCTTGGATGCGGCTGGTTTTGTCTCAGGTTTGTTTTTGGTGACGTTGTCTATAAATGAGATTGCTTCTTTTTTGGTTGAAAAATACTCTTTGTTTGTGGCAAACCCGGTTTTTCCCAGTTTGCTAATGGTCGTATATTCGACCATCCAGTTGACGCCGGACATCTTGCCCCTTATGTTGATGGGGTCTGATATGCTATAGACGTCTATCTTTCTCTCAACCCAGTCCCCAACTGAATTCTTTTCGTTTTTTGTAAAACTTCCGATTGGCTTTGTCGGCGGCTTCCCTGCCTGTTTGGGAGGCTCTGCTGGTTTGGCTGGCGCAAGAGACTGGATTTCCTTATCCAAGCGGATACGGTCAGCCGCAAGTTTGTCCGGGATGGGCTTACCTCTTTCGACATACTTGGCTATGGCGGCATCCACGGCTTTCTTTTCGGCCAGGAGTTCATCGAGGCGGTATTCGTCAGGATTGACCTGCCCGCCTACAGCCGGAGGCGTCTTTGGCTTCTGTACGGCCTTCTTGGGAGCGGGCTTGTTAAGCTTTTTAAGGACGGCGCCAAGTTCTTTCTTCCTATCCGCTATGGATTGACGCCCACGCTTGCCGTTCTCATCCTGAGTAACCACAAACTTGCGGCCTTGTTCTTCCAGGGCGGCCAGTTCAGCCAACTCTTGGTTAATGGCGGCTTGCTCGGTGGGCGGTTTGAAGGTGTATATCTTTTTGGGCGTGTCCGGTTGTTTAGGAATGACAGCCTTGGGCTTGGGAGCCGCTGACGTTTTGGGCGGGACCACCCTGGGCGCTGGTTCTTTTGGTTCTGGCTTGGGAGGCTCGACCTTACCCGCCGACGTTGCTGTTGGAGGAGGAAGGTTGATTACGCTTGGCGGGGCTGGCGGCTCCGGGGTTAAAAGGTCCGGCTTTTCCTTGGCGGGGGCGGCATTCTTCTGTTCGTTGTATTCGTCTATGCCCCGCTGGATTGATAGTTGCAGTTCTTGGCTCACGTTGGCGGCGTCTATTTTCCCGCCCGTGCTTATCTTGGCCTTGAGGATGTCCCACTCTTGCTGGGTTAATTCCGTTATCTTCTCAGTCGGGGACAGGTCGGTACCCTTGCGTGTCTCTGTGGTTATCTCCCGGATGATTGTTTTCTTTACCGTATCTGCAAGGTCTTTGTTGGTGCCTGTGCGGTCGTTGATAATCTTGTGAAAGCCACGGTTGACGTTGATGTTTTCCTTAACAAGATTCTTTGGCTTTTCTCCGGGTTGTGGCGCTGGCGCTGGCGGCTTAACCGGGGCGGCATTTGCTTTTCTGCGCTCGAGCGTTTCAAGAAGAGTTGCTTCCGCCCTTTCCTCCGGGGTCATCTCGGACTGCGGCTTGACTGGAGGGGCGCCAGCGGGAGGTACGGGGGTCGAGGGCGGGGTCTTGGGCGGGGGAACGGCTGACGGCGGTTGACCTTGACTGGGGGCGACCCCGGGTACAGCGGGGACACCGGGCGTTCGGGTCGCAGGGAGAGCCTGCCCCTGGGAAGAGGTTCCGTCAGCCAGTAATTTTGGCGGTTGCCATAACGGTGGGAGCGGTGGCGCCCACAGATTAACTACATCAGAAACATACGCTGTGTACGCCCACACCTTGCCTATCGCTTTAAGGTTTTTAGAGATGTCTTTTTGACCAGACAATTTACGCCCATAAGTCTTGGCATTTCTCGCAAGTTCAGAAAAACTTTTTCCGGTTTGAGCCTGTATTTGATTTAATGTCTCCTGAGCCCACCCGGGGCGACCGTCATTTATGTGGCCGATAACCTCATTCAGCATTTCGAGTTGCTTATTCAAATAAGGGGCGGTTGTAGATTTTCCCCCGGCATACTGTTTCATCATAGTCTGGACTTGTTTCTGTATCCGCCCAAGCTGATAGGTCTGGATAAGCGGCTTGGCAGAAGTGGCCATTCCATAGCCGAGACCAGTAATAGAGTTCGTCAACGCCCTGTCCCAAGACCCGGAAAGATATTGAGTCCACGCATCGGCATCAGCATGTCCGGTGGCCATGTCGATGACCACATCGGCGAGCGCACTTACCTCTCCCAAAGAGGCAAACTTGGCTGGAGTCCTTATCCCGGCATCAACCAATAGTTTGCGCATGGTTTTCTGGATACCGGAAGTAACGGCGTCTTTAACGCCTTGCTCGGTCAGGCCAACCCGGGTTATCCCGGATGGTGCGGGCTTGGCCAGAAGATATGCGGTCACGCCAGCGGCGGCAGACTTGGACAGGATATTCACGTAATCATTGATAGAAAGGTTGGTCTTGCCAATGGATAGCATTCCAGCCGTAGCATCATAAGAATCCAATGCTGAGGTGGCGGCAAAGACCTGAGGAAAGGCTGAATAGCCTACCCCACTTAGCAGGCTTGCGGCCTGAGTCCCGACAAGAGCGGGGTCAATGTACGATGTGGCTCCGCCAATGGCGGTTACCTCAAAGACCTTCCACGCTATGTCCATTATGCCGTGTAGCCCCTGTTCGGCCACGGGAATGCGTACAGGCTCCCCCGATTCCGTTGTCGGCTGGTTGTCAGACAAGGCAAGCGACCTTCCGGCCACCTGCATCCGATATTGGGCTTCCGGGTCATATCTCCGGGCCCAATCGCTCCATCTATCCCCATCCCAGAACTCATTCAACGGCATATTCATTACCGAATTGAGCACGCCCATAACCCTGATTCCCAAGTTGGAAAACATAAGCATCGACCCTGTGCCAATCTCGCCTATCTTGTTAAAGAACCGTCCAGAAAAAGTGTTCGGGTCCCATTGAGTAAAGTATTTCGTCAGCCCGTAAGCTACCGTTCCCCGTTGCTCGTCTGCTATGAGTTTGTTCTGCCCCGCTTGGAAAGCGTTGCTCCGGTTGACCTCATCTACCAACCAGTTGGTAAAATCAATTATCCCCGGGTTATATCTGTCTTTTCTCTGTATCGGTGTGCGCCGAACCATATAGTTCTGGCCATCGACAGTCTCAAGGCTCCACGGATAAGGGGTATTGCCATGCGAACCAAACGGCAAGTTCTCTTTGGCCTTGGTCGGGTACCGTTCCACAATCTCTGTTGCAAACCCGTCCTTATCTTTTATCGTGAAAGTCTCGTACCCTTTCGTTTGTGGGGGTGGACTTACTTGTTGCAGGTGTTTGAGGGCGACATCGGCCTGTTTGTTGTATTCACTCGCAAGCTTTGCCCTTTCTGCTTTGGCCTTTTTTAGCTGGCCGGAATAATGTCGGTATAGGTTGATATCCGCTTCTATCTTGTCCCGGTATTTGGCAACCTCCGGGGTAATGGTGGGAGAATTGATATCCCGCACCAGCATATCATAGTTGGCCTTATTTTGGGAAAGCCAGTTCCCCAGCGCTTCGTACTGTTTCTCTGGGTCTTCCGGAAGATTCAGCGGGGTATAGATGCTCTTTGCCATTATTTGTATATGCTTTGGTAATTTCTTTTTTTGCTGTTGCGCAGTACACGGACGTATTCTCTGGCATTGCTGTGGAATGTTTTATATTCTGAGAGCCAGTTGGTAACGTCATTATAGTCGGCGGCTATCTCCCGCCCAATACGTAATTCGTTTGTCGTGAAGTCTTCGTTCTCCTTAACCTTAGTCCACGTTATTTTGCCGTCCTCAACTTTTTTGATTTTCTGAATCGTACCATCCCTTTTGACCCTAACTCGGGAATTCCCATCGCCTATTACCAGTTCTCCAGCGTTGTACCCAGCCTTAAATTTTGGTTTCCCATTGCCATCTTTCAGCCATGCGGCGACATTCCCGCTGGCCTCTTGCAATTTGTTAAGTGACGAAGACAGGTTGGCCTCGGCTTCATTCAGCATTGGGTCAGATAGATTCACGTCATTCATAAATCCGGGCTCGAGGGTGATGCCGGCGATTGCCACAATCCCCGGGATAGCCCCCGCATCCCATGTCGGTGTCCGGCCAGAGTCGCCCACACCTCCTCCATTGTTCACGCCGTTATTCCCAGGATTGTTGCCGGAGCCGCCCTTTGTTGGCTTAAAGAAGTTCCGGTCTTGCTCGGCGTTGGTTCTGGTCTTTTCCAGTTGTTCTTGTGCCCACTTAAAATCAACGTATCCTCCCATTTGGTTTACTATGGAATATAATTCATCGCTACCCATCCATGGATTATTATTGATAATCTCAAGCATCTTTTGCTGTGCGGCCTCTATTCCGGGCGCCATAATTATCCCAGAAAGGGTTTTGTAGGCCTCTCCGCTGATTTGGTCTGAGTACTGGCCAAGTTCTGCCAGCGTCATGGGGTTTCCCTCAGCCTGGCGTTGCTGGAAGACTTGCAACAGGTTGTTCTCCGCCTTCATGGTAAGTTCTTTCTCGGTTACGTCCGGGGAGAAGTTGTGTTCTTGGAAATAGTCCACATCGGCGCCATACCTTTTCCGGAGTTTTTCAAACTGATAGTTGGCTTGCTCCAACTTGGCGAGGCGGTCTTCCTCGCTCAACTGGCGCAGTTGGGTCTGGTACTCATAGTTCTCGTTGGCGAGAGATTGTTTCATCATCCCCTCAAACACAGTAACCATGTCTTTGAATTTTGACTTATCATCTGGCTTGATGAGTTCAACCGAGCTCTTGGGAACGGGGATTGGTAGCATTGGATTGTTAGGCATCAGTTGCCTCCCTTGAGTGTCCAATATCCATCTTCCCCGAGAATCAGGATATCCCCGACCTTGACCTTGATGTCATTTCCGTTCTTGTCTTTAACCCGGAATAGTTCGGTCACGTTTTTATTCCCCTTCTTGTAGGTCAAGGATACGGAGGCGAAGCCTTTTTTGTTTATGGATACCTCTCCTTCACCGACTGTGTACTCTCCGGTATTTAATGGCTTGGTAAAATTGCCACTGAGTTGTGCCTTTACCGGAGTAGGTTTGGCATCCAACGTATTGGGGTCAAGCACCCCTGTTCCGGCGGCATCTATCAGGGCTTCTGAGTCCATTGAAAAAGGAACGTCTGCGGTAATCCCCGGTGACGCCTTGGTGGACGGCAACAATGAACGGTCTTGAACCCCGGGGATTAACTTTTTTGATTCCGTGGCAGACGCCCCGGGAGAGAGGGTAGTTGACATCTCGGTATCAGCGGCGGCATTTTCGACAGGGATATAGGTTCCGCTTTCCCCAGCCAGCAGGTTCCCGGTCTGGGTGTCTGATGCTGGAGACGAAGGTAACGAATATCCCAGTTGGTGCAGTTGCATCTTCAATAAAATGCCGTTTTGCTGTTGGTAGGTGAGGTTGCTCCAGTCCGGATACTCTTTCATCAGGTCATCCATAAACCGCTGGGTTCCGGCCTCGGCAAACTTGGCCTGGGCAAAGTTGGCGCCGACAGTGGCAAAGTCCATGCCGACCCCGACCAGTTCGGCCTCCCATTGTTTGGTGGCCGCCTTGTAATCCTTTGCCGCTTGGTCTTTGATACGCCCCAGTTCCAGCCGTTGCTGGTCAAGGTTGGCCTTCAATCCGGCGGTGAATTGGGTGTTCTGGATGAGAGCCTGTTGCTGTTGCTCGCCCACCTTGCCTTGGATATCTGAGCCAGCGGAGAGGAGTGCTTGGGCGTGTTGCCCGGATGAGAGCAGACCTTTCTCTTTGGCTATATCCAACTCGTGCTGGGTATTCTGGTAAAGCCGGGAGCCTAAGCTCTTGGCGGCTGAGGTGGTCTGGTTCAAGAGGGTCTTGTTGACAATGTCGGCCTGATTGTTGGCGATAAGCTTGTTGAGGGCTTCTTCGCCGAACTTGTCCCGGTAATCATCGGGCTTCGGTTTGTTCGCCAATAGATAGCCAGCTTTAATGGCCGGGGTTATGCCAGCCAAAAGGTATTGCCAAGCCATTATACACCTTCCTTTAAGTCTATTTCAAGCCGGGTCAGGGCTTCGATGCTGTTAATGGTCAGTTGTAGATACTCTCCCCAGAATCCCAGCGGGAACATAATCCATTTGAACCGGGGGATTTCATTTTCAGGCCAGTCGGTACTGAGCCATGTCTTGGAGACGCCAGCCGAGAAGAAGGCGTTGGCTGTGGCGGCAATGACGGAATCCGGGGAAGTCCCGTTCCACATCATGCGCATGCGGATTGGCTTGACGTTATCCATCGTGTATTTCTTGGTAACCAGTTGGCACGTTGCCGCCTTAGCGGTCAGGCTCGGATACCTGTACACATGCTCCCCATCGGAGAGCAGAAGGTCGTTATGGTAATCAGAACCCAGATTGAGGCATACGGCGTTGTCAAAGCCCATGTTGTCAAAGCGTGTCCAAGCCTTTTGTTCAAAGTGGTATGCGTAGGTGCGGTCACGTCCGGCATCATGCAACAGGTACTGGTTGTTCATGCCATAGAAGGCGCCGTAAAAATCATTGGGGCGACCCTTGTGTTGCAGGTCGATTACCCCGGAGGTTAGCGGCTGTACTCCTTCCGGGCTCCAAAGCAACAGCCCGGCCTCACTAAGCCAGACAAGGCCGAAGGGAGTATTGACGAGACTGTTGGGGGCATAGAGCCCGCCATAGGGGAATTCCTTGATGAGGTTGTCTTCCCGGCTGGCCATCTGGGTGAGGTCATCGCTGAGGACGAGCCTGCTGACGGTGTTGCGGGTAAAGACCACTATGGTGTTTTGGTACTCCTGTTGGAGGAATGATGGCACCTCGACAATGGCAAGGATTGGCTCCTTAACGTTATGAGAATTCAGAGACGGGAAGACTCCGCCAGAGATATCTGACCAGCGCAGTACTGTCGGGGTTCCGGCGGTAGCGAGCACCGGGCTCCACTTGATTTCCACCGTGCCGTTGTTATCCCAATCTGCTCCAGCGTCCCAGATGCGGGCTCCAACCGGAGAGCGATAATAGGGGATGCCGCACTCGAAACTTCGGATTACGTCCTCGGCCTCGCTTTCGGTATATCCACCAAAACTGGTTCGCACGTCAAGCAAAATTAGCTCTTCTTCTGTGTAAGCGAACGGGGCACCACCGCCCCCAGCCCGGAACTGGAAGCGATAAGCAAAGTCCCGCTCTGCCGCCTCTGCTGTCGGCCAAGGCGAATAAGCGTCCGGGACAGAGAAGCTATTGACCTTGCGGAACACCTCGTAGGAGCCGTTGCGAACTATTGCGTAGCAACTATTACGTTGCCACAACAAACTAATATAAAGCTCTTGGTCTGCTTCAAATGACTCCAGCCCAAGTTCATCGGGGTAAATCCGTTCTTCAGCCTCCGCCTCGGTTCCCGGGAAAACATACGGGGTGCCAGCACCGAACGTCATCCTGAATTCCAGATACGTAGGAGCGTCCAGTATATATACCCCCTGTTTGGTGGCAGAGTCAGGAATACGTATTTCAAGGGTGTTAGAACTGCCGTCTCCCGCCCCACGACATACATACCTAATCATGGCGAGGACGGCCAAGTCGTTTTCGCACAACAATGTTTTCCAATTAATATCATTATATTCTTCAAAAAGTAATGACACATTGGCTGGTTTGACAATCTTGGTTAGTGTTTGATGAGTATTGTTCCCTGCGAATATGCGGACATTATCGAACGCAGAATCATACCAGCCAAGGTCATAATGGGCGGCCCCATTATTAGTTTCATTGGCCTTGTTGGGCATTACTTGTAGGTTTTCTGCATTATACCATGCACCCACATAATACGAAAGCAATATCTGGGCGTTGCTCTGCACCCCGGGCTTGTAAAATATATTCTGGTCGGTTAGGTCTGCCACGCTCTGGAATCTTCCAGTCGCATAGGTCTGGAGCAAGGCATCGTCAACCCCGGCGGAAGTTGAAGCCAGAGCGAGATAAAGCTGTGTCTTCCGGTTGCGGTCAAGGTGGGGAAGCTTTGTGATAAGCAGAAGATTTTCTCCGTACTCGGCGTATATCACGGGAAGCGGGGTAATCATGTCCTCAAAATAGAGGCGGATTTTGTCTATGTTGGCCGGGATATTGCTTAATACAGAACTCACGTCATATTTTCCGGCGGCAATCCACGGAACCTTGATTCCGATTACTGCCAAGGCATAGTCGATATTGTTGTTGTTGTCAACGGAAAGGGTAAGGTATTCGTCAAAATCAAAGGGGAACATATTGTGGGCGTTCTTGTCAGCCGAAAGGAAAATGGCCGAGCCAGTTCCAACCACGTTATTAGTAATGGGGGAGACATCGTTTTCATAGCTGATATCGGCAAGGTTCTCGCCGCTATCATCAACATAGACTCCGTTGGAGGTTATGGAGAGCCTTTTGACCAGAACGAAGCTGGTGGCAATGTTGCCCTCAATGAACTCAATGTCCCGGCGGTAGATGTTAAAGTATTTAAGCCGTGAACGCTCCGTCTCCGTGTACTGGCTGTCGAGCAAACCGCTTATCTTGGTGCGATACCAATAATATGCGTAGCCATCCGGGGCATCCGCATCCGGATATTTCCACATCAATCCATGTTCGGTGCATATCGGGGAGGGGTTGCTTTCCGCCCCATAGATATCTTCCACGGTATAGCAATACTGGAGGATGTTTCCTTTTTCTATGCCCATGCCCCGGTCAACCGCCGCTGGTTCCACGTAAAACTGGTCGTCCCCTGCCAAGGATACTTCTGGTGCGTAACGGGGCGCAGGTAATCCAAGGGTAAAATAGACTAATTCGTTTTGGATGGTGACATAACATTGGAGCAAGGGGTGGGTTCCATCGGCAATAAGGAGCCTGTCGGGACTGCTGTGATATTTCGCCCTCTCCGGGCTGTCCTCCAGAAGCAGTGTCTTTGACCACGCAACGGCGGAGGTGCGGTAGTAAGCCACTATCCGGTCATTGGCTTGGATTACGTATATCTTGTCGTCATAGGCGTCTTCCGGCATTCGGGATGGATACCAGATGGCCATTGACTGGATGGGACTAATGGGGTCGTCTTGGTCATCTGTGAGTTCGTCAAGCTCGGTTTCGATTTCCCGCACATAGCGCTTGGTCAGGCCTTCGATTCCCCGGTATTCGTAATTGAGAATGTCGGCGAAGACGTTATCCGGCAGAAGTTGCGCATTGGCGGCCTCATTCATGCCGCCGGAGAAATCGGTGAGGGTGACCCGCTTCATTCTACCACCATGCCATCATGTTGCTACAGCCTTGTAAAGACACGGCGCTTACAGAGGGAGAGGCGACCCGGGTGTTGAATGTCCCTTTACAGGCGGTCAGGCTTGCCACCTCGAGGTAGTCCATGTCCACGGACGGAGTATGCAGTTGTTCCACCCAAAGGTCGGTGATGGTCCCAGCAATGGCGCTAATGGTTTGGGCGATAAGGTTCTTGTCGATGACGGCATTGCTGACGGCGAGAGATGGGGCCACGAACTTGTTTGCCCTGGCGATTCCAGTCGCAATGATTTCCCCGACGTCGATAGTACCAGCAAAGACCTCTTCTGTCTTTAGTTGGATGGCGCTGAGGAAAAGTGCGGCGGACAGTGCTCTGACCACAACCCGGTCGGGAACTCCAACTTCAATTACGTTGGCACGGAGTTTCCTGAGATACAAGTTCTGGTCGCCGAAGAAGAACTTTTTGTTACCGGAGATGCCAACGATGTTGGAGCCCATCAGTAAGGGGCTTCCCACTCCGTCTCCGGACTCTATCGGGAGAGGGTCTGAGACGAGGCCAAGGTTGACCGATTCCCGTTGAAGCACAAGCACTCGCTTGTAAACTTCCCCCCACCTTTTGCTTCCAATTTCACTCATGGTGTCTCCTAAAAAGTTATGTCTTGCGAGGTATTGCGCATGTCAATGGAAGGGTTGTAGGTGAACCGCAACCGCTCCGGGGTATGCACACTACGGGTTATGTTCAGCATGCTGAACTTTTTTTGCAACTCATCGAACATTGGGGCATATACGTTGATGAGGTTGGCGTTAAAGTATTTGGGGCGTTGGAGCAGGGAGAGGATGCACCCAGTCAGCACCAGTTGGTATGCGTTCTCCGGCATGCCCGTGTATTCGGTGGCGTTGATGGCGGGGATGGGATAGTCCCGGCGTATTTTGAGCACGATGGCAAATGTGTCCGAGGTCACGTCCACGTTGAAATAGATATTGCGGTTGATGCTGGTGTAGTCCCCGGTGTACCCCTGGGAGCGTAGCACGTCATAGGGCACCGGGCGCATTTTGTATCCAGTACTGGAATAGATGGCCAGCAGTTTCGTCCACGTGGCGGGTAGTGTTATGCACTTGTTGACGCTGTCGAACTCCAGTTCTGCGATGATATTGCTGAACGAGATTTCTGGGTCAGGGTCGTCCTGGATTGCGTAGTCGAGGAGCATGGCGATAAGGATGTCATCGTAGGGGTTCCGGGCAACCATTATCAGTTCGTTCTCTTTCTCCGCCTCTGCGTTTATCCTGCGGATTACTCCCATCAGGGCTGAGTGGAACTCGCCGCAGGTGACCTGCTTGTCGTTCACGCTGGAGAGCGTTACCTGTATCTCTTGGAGCATTTGGGTCAGGTTCATATCAGCATACCTATTTCCGCCTTAACGTCCTTGGCGACCAAGGGGATGAGTTTATGGATGAACGAGTTGTGCAGGGGCACGGAGTCGCTGTCGCCGAGCACGGAGAGCAGGTCGCGCAGGTCTGGGTAGGTGCGCAGGGCAACGGTGATGGTGGTACTGCCAAGCCCGGTCAGCACGGTCAGGTTCCTGCCGTCATAATAATGATACAGGTCCTGGCCGCTATTGGCAGCCATATCGGAGGTGCAGGGGGCAAAGAAGGGGTTGGCCATCATGTTGGCGAATTCCCGGGCGGTGATTTCTTGGGTGGGGATATACCCGTTCTCGGTCAGCACGGCTATCTCGGCGATAGACGAGAAGGTGCGCCAAGGGATGGCGTAGCTTCCTCTGCCATTTCCATCTGTGTCGATGGAGAGAACATCCTGCTGGAGCAAGTCCTTCGATTCCACCAGCGACAGGGACGGATGCCCCTCGTAGGCTTTCTCGATAAACAAAGACCAAGCGAGGTCTTTAAACGTGCTCGACAGAGCGTTTGGGTCTCCCGCTCTTGCCAGGATTTCCTTTAACAGGTTTCCCTTTTCCATTCTTTGTAGCCTTCTTAGGTTGGGTCATTTTCTTGGTTAATGCTTCCTCCACCTGTTCTTTGGTAGGGGCTTCGATGACGAGGTCTGGCAACTCGGCCTGGGCCTTGTCGATGTCTTCCTTGGTGATTACAGACGGGTCTTGGGGCTCATCTGTCACGTAGCTGATGTACGGGTAGGTCTCGACCAGCCATGCGGCCAGCTTTTCTTCCACCATGGCTGTTTTGCTCCGGCTGGGGAAGACAACATGCATCCGGCGGGGAGCGCCATGGGCCTTGCCGTAGATTTCGATGTACTGTTCCTTGCTGATGGCTATGGAGCAGGGCAACTTGGTTGTCTTGAGCATTACTCTTTTATGCATAATCATTGGTTACTCCTTGACGGGGTCTTGGGAGGTGTTGGCGGCAACGAACTTGTTCCCGCTGATATTCTTGTCATGTTGGCGGTAGTAGTACCCGACCACCCAGTCGAGCCTGAGCAGGGCGTCATTGGGGTGCTCTTTACCCATCCTTTCCATGAACTCGGTATCCACTTGGCGCACGAGGGTCTCGTCAAAGCGAACCCTGCGCACGAACTCAGGCTTCCAGAATCCCGTGGGGGAGGCGAAGCTATAGGCTTTCTTCCCGGTGTCTTCAAACGGGATGGCTCCGGTAACGATGCCGACAATGCCGGGATACATGTGCTGGCGCTTCATGTAGGCGTTGACCACGTTCAGGACGTAGTCTTCGGCCAGAATGTCATCATCGCCCACGTAGAGCAGGAGGTCGGTATCACAGCGGTCGGCGAGGGTATTGTAGGCTTTGCCGATGCTCATTGACCTGTCCATGTTGTCGAGGATGTCGATGGTGATGGGGTAGCCCTGCACGGACAGAGAGTTGAGCAGGGTATTCAGGTACTTGCGCCGGGTCTGGACGATGCCCACGGTCACGGTCGGTGCGGGAATGTCCGCCGCTTCCTCGCCGAGGATTTCCACGATTTGCTCGATGACTCCACGCAGGTTTAGCTTGGTTATAATGGCTTCCCGGTAATGTTGGGGTTTATTGACGTCTTTCAGGATGCGCTTCACGTCATCCAAGGAAGACCAGATGTATTCTTTGGGATAGACATGCTCCGCTCCGAGCCAGTCCCGGATGACCGGGCAGACGCCACAGCACATGGCTTCCACGGCAGAGACACAGAAGGATTCCCGGACGCTGGCGTTGATATAGTAGGTCTTGTCTTCGAGGAACTTCTGCATGTCAGGTTGCCACGGATAGAGGGTCACGTTTTTAGGCTTGCAGTTGAGCATGTAGTGCCAGAGGTCTGGCTCCTGCGGGGTTCCGGCCAGGTGAAATTCATATTCAGGCAGGGCGCTGGCAAGCAGGTAGAGTTCGCCGATGCCTTTCTTGCGGGTGAAATACCCGGCATAGGCTATCTTGTTGTTAAGCGGTTTATCGAAGGGCACGGACAGGGCGTCCACGTCTATGTAGTTGGGGATAACAAGGATATTGGGATGGCAGTAATCTTTCCAAACGTCTTGACAAAGAGTGGCGATATGCGGGTTGACGAAGATGATTTTGTGCCATTCTTTGGGATTGATGCGCTTGATGATGTCTGAGTAAGCCTCGAAGGCATGGATGCGCAGGATTTTCTTGGCCGGGGTAACAAAGTTTTGCACCTTGATGGCCTCTTCGGTGGCAAAGTCCACCCAGATATAGTCGCAGAGCGGTGCGCTGTCGCCCGGGAAACTGTTGGTAAGTACGCACTCTCCCCCAAGTTGTCGCAACCGTTCGATTATCGGTTTGATAAACTGGTCATAGGTTGCTACAAAGAGTCCTTTCATTGGTTCTCCTTCTGAATCAGAATGATAAGCTGGCCATTGCTCGGCATAATGGTAGGGGGCGGGAGGGAATCCGCCCCCATTCCTTTTGACGTTACAGTTCGTAGGGCTCGTAGTCAAGGGTGATGATGCCAGCACCCTCGTCTTTCTTGGCTCCGATTGTGATTTGGGAGCCTGTGATGATGCAGTTGGTCAGGGACAACGGTGTGAACCTGTTGGGTGTGGTGGTCAGGCACTGCCTTGAGATTCCTTTGGAGGATGCTGACGGGCGGGTGAAGTACCCGGCGGAGTCTGTCAGGGTGGCTCCCTTGTACACCGTCAGGGCGGTATCACCATTGGAAGTCCTTGCGAGGAAACTCCCATCAATGATACGGATGGGGTGGGTAATACCGCCGATGGTGAAGCGGCTTGCCTTCTTCATGTCGATGACGATTTTGCCGTTGTACATCACCGCACGAGTGGCATTACCGAGGGTGGCGCTGACCGTGGTGATGGTGAGTTCTTGGGGCTGGTTGCGGCCTTTGAACTCTTTGATGGAGGTGATTCTCTTGTTCATCTGTTCCTCCTACAGAGTCCAGGCGATTAAGCTGGACTGGTTGATGGCTTCGTACGCCGTGGTGTGGATTGTCTTGGTGGCGTTGCCGATATCATACACGGAGGCTTCGTCCTCGCTCTTGAAGAAGTCGGCACGGTTGGCGCCACGGATGGTGCGGGTGCCGATTTCCCAGACGTTTTCATGGTCGTCTTTTTCCTCGGTAAACCGGAGGTTTTCGGCCACGCCAAGCCCGAGGGCGTCACGCCCCAGAATCATGCTTCCGAAACAGCGGGCGCCGTTGGTCGGGGGCTTCATCCAGCCGTTGGTATCGGCCAACTGGGTGGCCAAGGAGGTGGCGCTGTTTTTGGAGGCGGTGCGGACCCCGGTCTGCTCTTCGATGATGCAGAAGCCGTCATAGTAGAGGAAGTCCTTGCCACGGACGGCGGGGTGTCTGCGCAGTTCTCCGGTAAAGGCCGAGTTTTGCATGGAGACGATGTTAGACTCGGTTTTCAGCCCACGGAACTGTTGCGGGTGAACCAGCCAGAGCCAGAACGGGTCGCCGAGGTCGGTGAGGATGGGCTCGATGAGCAGGTCGGACTTGATTTTCATGTTCATCAGGGTGATGAAGTAGGAGTCCAGCGCTCCAAGAACCTTGGAATCGGCACTTGCCCACTGAGCATCGGTCTTGGTGTAGAACTCAGTTCCAACCGTATCCATGGTCACTTTTGACCCGCTGGCGGTTCCGGCATAGTACATGTTGGGGTGGTAGCGAACCTTCATCCCGACACCCTGGTCGTTCTTGCCGTTGCTGATTTCCGGGGAAATGCCCTCGTACATGGTCATGAACAGGGCGGCGTTGAACCATTTTGACCAGTATTCGATGAGGGCGGGTGTGGCTTCCTTCATCAGGTTCATGTGTTTCAGGCGTTGATTGCTCATGTTGCCTGAGGATTTGGTGACGGCCTTGCGGACTTGGTTGATGTACACACGCAAGTGGCGGAGGGAGAGGGTCTCCCCGGTTCCCTTCAGCCATGTGTCGCCATAGACGGGGTCTTCGGTGAGAGGCATAATCATGGACATGAGCATATTGTCCCTGCCCTCTTCAACGAAGTCATTGAGCATTTGTACTACAACGTTCGGTGCTGGGTTGGTCTGGCGGATTCCGTTGGTACGGGTAATACCTTGGAAGTTGGCCAGTTTCGCCCAGAACGTGTTATACCAAGCGGCTTTGGCCAGCTTGGTCGATAACAGCGGTACGTTGAGTATGTGGTCGGTGGATACTTCACCTACTGGCATTTCGTATCTCCTTTCTTAGGTTACTTTTTATTCACCTCTTCAAGGAGCCTGTCCACTTCTTCTAAGGAGCATGAGTCCAAATAACGTTGCCTGTCGAACTCATCCATTTTGGCGAGGTCGGTGGCGGTCATTTTTGGGGTTGGCGCGTTGCTGTTACCTGATGGTAAGCGTGGCACACCTTTGGCTTTTGCTTTCTCGAGCCGTACCCTTTGTCTTTCTGCTAAGGTCTGGTAAAACTTTTCAGGGTAGAGCTTGAGATAAGCGGCCTCAAGGTCGTTATGTGCCACTTTTCCGTCATCAGACAGACGTTTTGCGAGGCGCTCGATATCAGCGGCTTCGGCGTCTGAGAGGTTGTTTTCTTTTTGGTAGTTGCCCACCGTTTTTTGGATAGCGGTCTGGGCTTGTTCCTGTTTGAGTTCCCGGAGCACCTCGAGTTTGTTTTTGCGTCTGTCGAGGAGTCGCAGGTGTTTCTGGATGAGGTTGAATTTGGCTCCGTCCTCGATACTGAGGTCGGGGTTGTTTTCCAGTTCGAGTTGATAGTTGGCGATGAAGTGGTCAACTTCCGCCTCGGTCATATTGGGGATATCGGCCTCGGTCTTCTGTCTGGGTTCCGAAGCTGTTTCGGGTGGCGTGGTGGTGGCTTTGCGGAGTTCGCCGAGTTCCTGACCTTGGCGTCCGACCACTTTCTCGAGGTTTTTGTAGGCTTTGCGGAAGTCGTCAAGTTCCCAGTTGGCGGTCTTGTCTTCTTCGCCTTCCGGTTCTACTTCTTCTTCGTCTGGTTCGTCCTCATCGGGCTCGATGGGTTTGTTGTCGTACTGGACGTCTTCTTCCTCGATGTCGTTGCCGAAGTATTTCATATCGTCATCGGTCAGGTTGTCCAGTTGTGTCTCCTTCTCGGGGACGCTGGTTTCGTTGTCTTTCACTTTTTCTCCTTGGGTTTGCTTTTCTCCTGGGCCTGTCGTTCTTGGGCTTGGAGTTGGGCTTTATCCATGTTTTGTTGGTGGAAGACCTGGTCTTCCTGCATGGCTTGTTGCCTGGCCTGTTGCTGTTGCATCTGGCCAGTAACCATTTGAATGTATTCAATTTGTTCTTCGACGTCCGGCAGTTCGGAGTCTTTGAGTATCCACGCCCAGTTGACGAGTTCGGGGGGCATAATGGAGGCGAACGCCATTTTCCGGTCGAGGTTTTCTTGGAGTTTAGTGGCGGAAAATTCGCCTTCATCGAGTACGACCTGTCCGAGGAAGGAGGACACTTGGTTGCGGATTTCATCGCCTACCTGCTGGTTAAGCACGACGGTCTGGGTATTCTTTTTGGCGTCCATAGTGGAGACGATGCGGTTGAGTTCGGGATAGACCTGACGGCAGGTATCGAGGAAGTAGCGGGCTACTTGGAGGCGCACGAGGGAGAGGTTGTTAAGGTAATGGTTGATGGTGGCGCCGAACCGCTGTGCTTTCATCTGGTAGAGGCGGGCGGATTCGTTGGAGAATTCGGACTGGCCTCTGGCGGTGTCGTTGATGCCGGAGATGTCGTTGAGTTTTTCCTTGGTATCGGAGATATCGTTCCAGACATCGGCGGTCATTTGGGATGGGGAGATGCGGTGCGGGGGGAATTTGAGGTTGCGCACGAGCATGGAATAGCTGGGTGAGTTGCCGTGGGCATCGTAGTCTTCCTTGGTGTCCCGGTCGTCATAGGAGAAGACCATGGGGGCAATCATGCTCCGGTCGATGTACGATGTCTTCTGGATTTCACGTTTATTCAGGTTTTTCTGAGGGTCGAGCATGACGTTCACGAGTGAGGAGTTTTCGTGTTTGGCGTTGTTGAGGTCAATGGAGTAGTAGGCCACGATATCGTAGAGGCTGGTTTCGAGCCAGCTATCCTCGTCAAGGAGCAGGAGGTTGTGATAGGGGCAGATGGTGGTGTAGTGGATTTTCTTGGTGCGGGTGGAGCCCACGTAGGCCATGCCTGACTCGGCGGCTTTCTGGGCGTCTTCCGGGGTAAGCAGGATGTATTCGCCGCTGTTGGGGTCGATGAATGTTTCCCGGGTGACGTCAATGCGGTTTTGCATTTCGATGGTTTTATAGAGCCCACGTTCCTTGTCGTAGAAAACTGAGTCTGGGTTGGAGACGCCGAACATGCTTTGGATGGCGCTGGTCAGTTCCTCAGACAGGCGTTCCCACCAGTGTTTTTTATTCAGGGACTGTTTGAGTTCGGGGAATTCGCCGTAGGCATCCATTATCTGTTCCGGCCTGAGCCAAGCTTCCCGGAGAATGAAGTCGCAATCCCTGAGGTCGTAGCGTCTGTGGTTGGGGTCGAGCAGGACGGAGTAGGGCGGGAGTGCCTCGAAGCGGTAGTCCATGAAGCCCACCTCATCCGGTTCGATGGAGATGCGGAGACAGCCGGGAAGAGGCATGATAAGGCCATCGGCAAAGACCTTGGAGAGTTCGTATTCGCCGTCTTGGGTGGTCCAGACGTGGTTCCAGAGGCCGGAGAGGATGGAGGCGAGTTCACGCTGGGAGGAGTAGAATGGCCTGACCCGGACGGAGCGGCGGTTCATTTTTTCGGTGCCGATGAGGTTAAAGAGGCGGGGGAGGATGAGGTTATAGACCATGGGAGGGGAGCCTTGCTTGAGAAAGGCGGCGATTTCCTCGGCATTCCATTGCTTATTGAGGACAAATCTGTAGCATTCCTCGGCCTGTTTCCGGGCTTCGCTCCATTGGTTATAGGTGTCAAGATATACGCTGGTAACGTTCTCGACCTGTTTGGCGTTTTCTGGCAACTTAGCCTCCCATTACGTCTGGCACAATAAAATTGCGGTGTGTGATTTTATGTCAAGCATTATTTTTTACCAGCCAGCCCAAACATTACGGAGGGTATAGCGTTTTCCCTCTGCTGGCTTCATGTTCAGGCGTTTTTGCCATTCCATCATTTCTTTATAGGGGGTGCGGATGAAGGGTTTGTCAATGTACATAAGCCCGTAGCGGATAGCGTCAGCGGCGTGGTCATCGCCTTCGGTATTGACGTCTTCGGGGTTTTTGTTCGATTTCACGAGGTTGGGGATGGTCTCGATACAGTTGATGCAGTTGGAGGTGAAGACGAGATAGGGGCGTCCTTCGTCAGGCACCCGCAGGAATTCCCGGAAGGTTGACCAGCCCTGCACCCGGTCATTGTTACCGAGGACGATATGCTCGATGCCGTTGTCGATGTAGATATCCAGCGAGGAGTGGAGGGTGTTCATGTACTCGTGGGTCTTGATTTTCATGGAGGGGTCAACGATAGTGGCGTAGATGTCGTCTTCGGTGAGTCCCCATTTATTGGTCATGGTGCGCATTTTCTGGGCTTGGAGCGAGGGCACGAGCCCGGTCTCGTAGATTTCGTCAAAGATGGTGACGTAGCCTTGGGGGTCAACGTGCATGAAGATACAGGCGAAGGGGTTGGAGGTACCATAGTCAACCATGCGGTAAATCCTGCCGGAGTCCTTGTCCAAGCTGAACTTACGGGCGTCTATGACGTGGTGGAATTTGGAGAACTCCTCGAAGAAGAGGCCGCCCATGACGTCCCAGTTGCCTCTCAGCCACATCTCCCGCTTGGTCTCGTCCAGCGAGTTCAGGTAGGCGACATAGCGGGCGTCGTTGTCAATGAGGGAGGGATTGTCAAAGACCAGCGAGGGTATGAACTGGAGGGAGTTGCCCTCCTCGTCCTCGAAGGGGGCGTTGGGGAAGAGTTCCACATACTCGAGGTTATGCTCCTCCACCCGGACCGTGCGTCCCTGCACGGGCGGACAACGGTCGATGAAGCGCTTCTTTATCCAGACATGGCCGACCCCGCCGGGATTCGTGGTGTAACGCTTGTAGGGCTTTAACTCCGGGTTGGTGGAACGAATGGAACCACCCAAATCACGTATCCAACTCTCAGGGAACTGGTTCAACTCCTCCACACCAAGATAGTGGAAGTTACCGCCAATGTACTTCTTCACATCTGCCACATTATCACAGTACGCAAGGTGTATCCTCGCACCGGAAGGAAAGATAAAAGCCTTCTTCTTCTCACGCCAAACCGCACCCAACTTGCTGTATATCTTCTCCGCCTCAGGCATGAAGTTCATGTAAATGTCATCAAACGTGCGCCTTATGATTATTGCCTTGTACTCCGGATAGTCAATGCTGTACTTGTCAGCCACCGGAATCATGTCCAAATCCGTCCCCTCATAATGCCACTTCCGAACCTTTAACGCCGCATCTATAATCAAAGCCGCACTCTTGCCCCCTCCCCGGGCACCACCAAACAATACCTCATCCACCTCGGAAGACAAAAACAACTCCTGCTTCGGATAAGGCTTGAACGTGACCCCAGACACCTCCCTCTGCATGACATCATTGGCCGTCTCAGAACTCACCAAACTGCCTAACCTGCTCATTCCCGGTCTCCAGCACGCTTCGCCCGCACCTTGCGCTCTATGTCCTTCAGCCCCTCCAAAGCGTCCATCTCATCCTCCGTCCGGAAAACCGCCTCCTCCGCTACCTTGCTCTCAACAAACACCCGCTTCGCCTTGTTCCCCTCTCCCTCGGAAATCACGTCACTCACCACCCGACCATCTCCAACATCCTTCGTGTGACGCTTCGCACTATCAGGCATCGGAACAAATATCATCACATTGCTCCTCGCAACATTCACACCATTACCCACTCGAACCATGCCGCCTGCATCCTCCCCCGCCCCAGAAGATAAACCCATCGACATGTCCAAACCACTCAAAACACGCAACGACTCAAGAATCACCTTGATGCTCGCATCACTCAAATTACGACGACCCAACTCCTCCACAAACTTCAAATACAAAGCTCGTAACTTACTCCGTAACAAATCTCCACTTATCTCATATTCAGCCATGCTCGCACCTACAACCCGCGCACGATTGTCCCAAATCTGACGAACTCCATCCCTCGTCATACCCGTCAACCTCGAACACTCTGCTATCGCATAACCCTCATCTACTCCCTCCTGAGCCAATAAATGAGTCACATACCGAACTACCATCAAACCTAACAAACCCTCATCCTTTACCCCAGATAAAATACTCTCCCCATAAGCTGGAACCAACTTCTTGCGTCCCATTATATCTCCTTCAACACCAAAATAAAAAAGCGGCGACAAGCACTCGGAACACTCGCCACCGCCACAGATGTGAGAGGTAACCCACAACTTCGACTGATGTCTATACCAAAACAATCATAACCCAGAAATATGTCAAGAAAAAAAACCACACCTGGGAAATATGCACTCTCTAACCTAATCAATCCACCAAAGACAGATTCACGAGCCAGGCACAGATGATCTGGCTATAACCTCCGCTCCCTCCCTCCCGACCCCGGCTCTACCTTATCATTGCCGGGGTTTTGCTATCCGGCCAGTTTGGCCTGATATTGGCCGGAAAGTATAATATGGAATCTATATTATACTTTGTGTCGCTTAAAATATACTATAGGCTTTTTGTAAGGATATATCTCCGCAATAGGGGCCGGATTGCGCAGATAGAAAAACCCCCGACCGAAGCCGGGGGCGGTCTCTTCATCATTTTACGCGGGGGGATATGTATATAGATTTGGGGGGCGGGGGGTCGAAGGGTGGGTCTTCCTCTCTCTTTCATGCTGAATAAGCCCGGCAATGACCGCAAGGCCGCCTTGGTTCCCGGCTTATGCGAAATAATTTCATGGCTGTAAATGGCCATGGCTCAGAGATTTACCAAAAACAGCCCGGATTTTTTTCCAAATTTTCATTGACAAGAAACGTGCTTGTGGCTTAGTGGCCATGTACCACACAGCCGGTACGAAAAAAACGAAAAGAGAGGTACACAACATGGCTGGTTACATGAATTCAGTAGAGAACAAGGCAGCGGCCTTGGCCAGAACCTGCCGGGGACTCCGGCTCACGTTTGAAGGTATGCAGGACTATTTCCGGAGCCACGGCTACGGGGCTTATCTTGCGCAGTTTAAGACACTTACCGACCCGGTCAAGTGGTACGGTTTCCTTTACAAGAAAAACCAAGGGGGTGAATAATGTATTTACGTCATAACCATAACCGAGAGGCCTTTACCCGCAAGGCGTTAAAGTATGCTCCGGCCTCCGCGTGCTACGTGCTGGAGCGTAAAAAAAGTCCTTATGCTGCCGTGTTTGTCAGTTACTGGACGAATATGGCGGTCATTCTTGACGGAGTTTGCTATCTTAACGTCAATAAGTACTCCGTGAGTACCACGAGACACGTCAACAAGTTTCTCCATGAGTATGGCGGTTTAAACTATGCTTCCCGTACTGAGCCCGTAACTCCGGCTGTCGTCGATGCTCTCCGCTATTATCTTGAGCATTATCCCACGGCTCAAGAGGCCCGGGATTATCTTTTGGAGCACAATATGGTTTAGCTAAGTCCCTCACCAAGCACAGCCCGGTTTAACAGCCGGGCTTTTTTTTTGCCCACACGGCACCAAATTTATTTGCTAAGGTGTGAAATATCTCAAAAGCATGAAATTATACCAGCCAAGCCCCAAAACTCCATAAACGCAAGATTAGACCCCTTCACGTCAATTTCGCCTTTTGTGGACTTCATAAGCCCCTTTCCCTTGTAGCCAATCCAAGTCTCTATAAATTAGCATAAGCCATTGGCTCATATAGAATAAGCTATTTTCTTTAGTATTGGTTTAGTATAAATCAAAACAGTTAAGTGCTTGATTCACAGGTTTTTGCTTGATTTTATCCGCATATAGTATATATGAGAATATAGAGGCTTGTCCTCTATGTTCTCTTTTTTTTTCTTTTTCTTTTTTATAGCATAATTTCGTACTACATTCATACTACATTAGTATGAAAGGTTTGTAAAGTCATTCTTTTCAGTCATCTAAGCATGGTCATTATATCACCTCGATTAGTTATGCTTACCCTCTGTTTTTAGTCTGTCCGGGAAATTCTTAGAAAATTTTCTTGACAGAATTTCGGGGTTCCAATAGTTTGTCGCTGTCCGGCACCTAAGCCGGGCAGAA